ATCCAGATTCATTTATGGAATATGATTTATCTGCCACAGCGATGACTGGAGGAAGAAACATCATCAATGGATTTACTGTTGGTGGTGGTGCCTCTCTGATTGACATTGACGATAAGGCAGCATTACAACTTGGTAGAAGTAGCATGGGCACTGTAAGTGATATTTACACCCTTGCTTGTGCTTCACCCAACACAAACAAAGCAGCATTAGCAGTTCTCAACTGGATTGAGCAACGATAATTAACATAACGCAACTATTTGTAATCTCTTAAGATTTTCCGAAAGTCGTTGCAAAAAGGAGAATTTATATGACTATAAAGAAATTGTTATCAAATTGTAATAAACTGTAACACCATTTTTTGGTAAATAGTGTATACTTGTTGTATCAATGTGATACTCTTATGGTCTCATTCTATCTGACTCTTGCTATTTTGATTATATTGATTGCATATGCAGGCGTCGATAATACGATTAAGTTATTTGCTTACACGGACTTGGAGTTACGTTGGCAATGGGTTTTGTTCAGAGGGTTCTTCATTAGAAGAAAACTTGAAAAACAACTGAACATACCAAGAACAAGTATCATCAAGCACTATCAAACCTATGGAAAAAAATAAAGAAATGTCCGACCTATCTGTTGATAGGAAGGAATGTCCTAAGTGTGGTGCTGTCTGGTTGAATGGACAGCACTATTGGTCTGGTACTGGGAAAGAAGGCGATCCTCATGATTTGGCTGGACTAGTCTGTAATA